GGATATCATTTTCTAAAATTAGGGTGCGTTTTTTGTTTAAGCCTTGATGAAGTGCTTGGAGATGTGCTTCTGCAAGGTCATATAAGAGAGGGTCTCTCCCTGAGGTGTCTGAAGGAGCTTCTTGAGCGGCTCATCCTGAATAATCTTTCGTCCATCCTCGGGATGAGACAGACCCTTGTCCTTGACGTACTGCTTGACAAAACGGGTCACGTCAGTGCGAGACACCTCGGTGCCCTCGGCGATACCCATGAAGTCGGTCAGGTCCTTGGTGACCTTGCTGGGCTTGTTGAACCCGGTGTTGGCAGCGCGCTCCTTGGCCTTGGACCCATCGGGATCATCCTGAACCTTGGCCATCTTGCGGACCAACTTGGTGAGACTCTTGATCTCCTTGCGCATCTCGGCGAGCTCCTTCATCACATCCTCAGTAGACATTGTTTTTCGTACTTACCCTTGGTTTCTTTTCTTTAATTTACTTCTCAAGGAGAGATCCCCCGACACCGCTGAGGATCTTGTAAGACATCGCTTCGCGGACGAGTGCCTGGTCACCGCAGAATCCACCGGGGGTCAGGTCCTTGGTGTAGTAGGCGGCATTCTTGCCTGGGCCGGGCACACAGTCCAGCGTGTAAGGCAACTTTGCGATGGCATCGCCGCCGATCATGGGCTCGACCTCCACCGGCTCCGGGGACAACCTGTACCCACTCTTCTTCATACCCATGAAGCACTTGACATACATGAGCACCACGATGGCAATCACGAGCACGAGGGCAAACTGACTACTGATCATACTTCTTTACTAAGACATTTGATTTTTTTCTGCGTTAAAGACTTGACTATAAGTTTATAGACTGACACCAGAAGACATGGAGGATTTTGAAATTGAACTCGACAACAATGATGAGATCATGGTCGACCTGGACAATGACGAGCAGGATCTTTTCAATGGTGTCGTCCTGGATGCCACCCGACGCAAGCGAACGAACAACCCGAACATGAATGACCGCCCTGTCGAGGCTCCCGTATCTTCATTCATGGCATTTGCCAACCACGGAAAGCAGTCGCCTTCGGCACGTCCTCCTCCGCCACAGGAAGAGCCCGAGGACCACGGCGAAGGATTTGACGAGTATGGAGGCCTCGAGGGAGGTGGTTATGATGAAGAGGCGCCTTCCCCTGGGTACAAGTCCATCGATGACGAGAAGGCTGACCTTTTGAACAAGATCACCCGCCTGGAAAAGAAGGGGATTCGCTCCATCGAGCGTCTGAACATGCACTCGTCCATCCACGACATCCGTGGCGAGGTCAAGAGGATGTCCTATTCGATCGAGGTGGATCAGTCTGTCAAGATGCAGCGACGGATGCTCATCGCCTGTGTGACCGGCATTGAGTTTCTGAACAAGCGCTACAATCCTCTGGACATCCACCTGGACGGGTGGTCCGAATCGGTAATGGATGGAGTGGACGATTACGATGACGTCTTTGAAGAACTTTACATCAAATACCGCGGAAAGGCGAAGATGGCACCGGAGCTAAAGCTATTGATGATGCTCGGTGGATCGGCGACGATGTTCCACCTAACCCACTCGATGTTCAAGTCTGCGATGCCTCAGATGAACGACGTCATCAAGCAGAATCCCGATCTCATCAAGAGCATGATGTCTGCCGTGGCAAACACAGCCAAGAACGCCCAGGAGAGGAATATTGATCCTCGTCCGGCGCCGCCCATTCCTCGCAGGGAGGTCCAGGGACCGAGCATGGATCTCTCATCGCTGATGTCCACGTTCATGACTCCCCAGTCCACCACGACCCGTGACGTGGAAGAAGTTCGCCTACCAGCGGGACCGTCAAGCGATGGAAATATTGAAGACGACATCTCTGACATCGTGAGTGTGAATGGTTCTGTCAAGGACGTGGAAGTTTCTGCACCCAAGAAAAAGCGTGGCAAGAAGGGAAAGACGACACTTGAATTGTAAATAATTTCCTAGTTGATACTAAATAATGGTAGGCTATTGTTCCATTGAGGATGCCTACGGAGGGCTTCCTCGGGAAACGGTCAAAGAACCGCCGGCTCCCGAGAAGGCTGCTGACCGGATATTCCCCACCGACAGGGTGGAGTTCTATGAGGTCGAGGGTGTGATGGATTCGGAGTTGGGTTACATGGTGGTCCTCTTCATGGCAGGGGTGGCTGCTCTGGTTCTGAGGGACATTCTTCGTGTTCTATCTTGAGAAACCGCTTTCCGGTGAGATAGCCATGATAGAAGAGTTCCGTCTTCTTGTCGTCGTCCATAGAAAAATTAAATGCCTCACCTTCTTTCATCTTAATGTAGATGGTAGGCTTTTCATAGACCACTCTATTTCTCATAATCGAAGTGATAAAGTGTTGTATGAAATCAACAAATGACCCTATGTGGGGTGGCTTCTCCATCGAGGGTTCGGGATCCAGTTCGATCGAAACAAGTTCTTCCATGTCCTTTCCTATGAAGGGTGTCAGTGGACATGTTTCGAATGCAGCCAGATCCACGTAGCGATGTCCCTGGTAGACCACGGACTCGAACAGGAACGGAATGCTGATGCTCATGCAGACCGCGTGGGAGACCGACATGTCAGGGTGGGTGTGGTGTGAAAAGTAGCAACTCCTTTGCAAAGTTATGTTATATGCCGACACGTAAAAGTCCAGACCGGTCCATTCCTTGAGTTCCTGAAATGTGAAATCTTCCTTTCCAGACAACTCCATACATATCTTCGTGAACACCTCTTTCCACCTGGTTGCTGGCACCAGTCCGTAGTTGTTAAGCAAGGACTTTAGGTTCAGTCTCATCAACTGATTGACATCAGCAGCCTCTCGGATGATTCTAAACAGTCTGATGATGTCCCACTTGGCGACCAGACAACCAAATGCCACAATGGAACCGGCAGATGAACCGGCGACGGCTTCGAGATCTTTTGTTTTATCGTAATTGTGAAGTGCATAAACTGCCCCCAGGATGGCATAGAATCCCATGGCACCGGGACCCACGACGAGATACTTCATCCTTTTTAGAACTCGAGAGGACTTTGTGAGCGAATAACCGCGAATAAGATCCAGTAAAGAAACGTGTTCCTTATGATCAGGTCTTGGCTTGTAGTCATTCCGCTCAGAATAAAGTACATCCCGGATGCGAGATAGACCTCGCTTGGCCGAACCACGTACTTCATTACCCCACGAAGAATGATTATATACAGGATACCGAACACAGAGGTCATTCCCAGTCGATCCACGAGTCCGCCCATACCCGTCACGGCGGGTGACAGGAAGGCGAAGAGGAGGGTTGGAACAATGACCTTTGTACTTGTCACGTCTGGCAGTCGCACCATATCTATTGATTGCCAACATTTAATCTAACAATAGTATTCATTTTTACAAAACTCGGAAAACGTGAGTGTCACCGGAAGCATATTATCATAACAATGTTCTCTGTACAACTCCCAGTTATTCCACAACTCATCACTGTAGTAGGCTATCCAGTCTTCATATTCATATTCATTAGGATCCACGAAACCTTCATCTTCAATTTCATCGACGTCCTCAATCACCTGGGGCTCGGAAGCAATAGGAGTGTAGTCAAGAAGATTAGATCCCACCATTTTGGTTACTTATTTACTCTTCAGATTTCTTCTTTAACTTAAGTTGAAGAGTTGATAACTCCTTGGGCTCCAACTTATCCTCAATCTCCTTGATGATCTGATTGAGACGCTCCTGACCACCCTCAATATAATTTGGTAGTTCGTCCATTAGGATTTTCTTAGTGATTGCGGGCTTCTTGACTGACGTCTTCTGGGTGACCTTGGTGCCGCCACGCGTCTGGACGTCATCAATCTTCTGGGCCTTCATGTATCCACCGATAAAGGTCTTCAGACTGGACTCGCGATCCTTAAGGACCTTGATAGCCTTCTGTGCCTCCATCAACTGGGTCTTGATCCCCTCGAGTTCGGCAATCGCCTCCTTGAACTGATCGCTAATCGGCATTCCGTCGGACATGGTTTTGTTAACCAGTGGTGCAATTTCTTTAATTCAAAAACAGTCAGAGTTGTTTCCCTGAATGTCTCTAAAAATGTATTAAACTAGATCAATCTAAGCGGTACCCTGACCAATCTCGAAAGCGGGGCGCATCTGATCCGGGACGATCGTGGACGTGTTGAAGATCGTGACGGCCTCGCGCGGGTTCGGGGGCTCCGACCGGATCTGCTGGTTGGCATTCCGGAGAGCACCGCCGACGGTCTCGGGGTAACCAATGAGGGCACGGGGGTTCAGGTAGTTCTGACCCTTGAGGATGTCATCGGGAGCAAAGTCACCGAAGTCCTCCTGAGCCGCCACGTCGCGGGGGAGCAGGCTGGAGGCAACCCCCATCCCGTTGGCAGCCGCGGCGGGCACGGACAGAGAACCACCGTTCACCGGGGCGGGCATGGAGTCCACCACATTGGCACCCTCGTAACCCTCCTTACCGTTGAGGTAGCTCCAGCTGTACATCCCCTCCTTGGGAGCCATTCCGAGGGCACGGCGGATCGC